ACCAATAACCTTACCATCCTTTGCAGGTATGTAAGCTACATGTGCAAACCCCATAAATGGTGCATGATGATGCGAACAAAGTGAGGTTACTTTAATATTAGTTTGTGAAACCATTCCATCATACTTATCTATATTATCAAAAGCGGTAATTTTAGGAGGCTCACTATAACAACCCCAAGCAAAATCTTCTACAAACGCTTTTGCAACTCTATGAGGAGTATTAGCACTATTCGGGTCATTTCTCCAATCATAACCTAATGCATCCATATAAGCTTCGTAAGCCTTAGATGCTTTTTCTATTATTTGTTCTCTTTCTTCTTGTGTATGAGGATGATTGTGATTCGCAAAAGCTAATTTTTTCTTAAACATATTAATATTATATGATAAGATGTAACAAGATCAACATAAATAATATAGTAGATTTATGGCTGATACAACTATATCTGGTTTAACGTTGGGTGTACCTCCTGTAGGAGCTGTATTACCCTACTCCGACGGTACAATAACAAGAAAAACAACTACAGATAATATATTGGCCAATGCAGGGAACGTTGGTCTAGGTACAACATCTCCTACTTCTAAATTAACCGTTAGCGGTAGTATTTATTCATCCGGACAGGGTAGGTTCGCGGGGTGGTATACCGGGGGTGATGGTGCGGGTCTGGCCACTGAAATAGGTACAAGCGGGGGGCAAGGATATCTTTATGCATTTAATAGGACAGCGAGTACATATGCGCCTATCAATATAGCAACAGGCAATGCAGGGTTACAAATTAATACAAATGGTGTTATTAATGCTACCGGTACTTTAAATTTAGCAGGCCCTTATAAAGGAACCATTCAAAGAGGTTCTTACGGTTCATTAACAATAGGTGGTTCTAATAACGGTTACTCGGGTATAGATTTTACAGATGCAGCTGCAACATTCATGATAAATAATTCTGATGGTTTATGTGGTGTTTATAAAAATAATAACTCTTGGGCATGGTATTTTGATGGAAGTGGTAATTTAATAACTGGATCAGTTCCATGGAATAGTATTACGGGTAGACCTAAAATTGCATGGGCAAGATTTAATGGTAGTGGTGCTATACAAGCTGGTAGTTCTGGAGTGAATTCTGTGACAAATAATCCTTCGGGATTAGGTACTAATATCTATAGAATTAATGTTACTGGTGCTGGGTTTAGTAATGCAAATTACTCTGTTACAGGAATGACACGTTTTAATAATTATACAAATTCAATGCAGTTGTATACCGGTACGGGTGAAAATACTACATATAATCCAACATCAACTGTTTTTTATGTTAGTACAAATAATGATCAAGGAGGCGGTATTAACACTCATACAAATTATATTCAAGTTATAGGTACATAATATGGCTGATACAACAATATCTCAATTAAATTTAGTAACACCAATTGGTGAAGCATCTATACCTTTGTCGCAAAATAGTAATACTAGTCGAACCTTAGCATCTAGTTTAACAGCAAATTGTTTGCCTGTTGGTTCTCTTTATTCAGTTCAATATTTAATTGTAGGCGGTGGAGGTGGAGGTGGACAAGATTACGGAGGAGGCGGCGGAGCAGGGGGATTTTTAGAAGGTAATACACAAATTGCAGTAGGTCAAACATATCCGGTTATTGTTGGTCTAGGAGGTACAAGGGAATATCAATATATTGTTAACAAAAATGGCGGTAATTCGTCTTTTAATAACGTTATTGCTTATGGAGGGGGGAAGGGCGGTGGACATAATGCAAATATATATACTCAGGATACATTAGGCGGTAAAGATGGAGGTAGTGGTGGTGGGCCATATAGGGGCTATCAAAATATTAGCGCTGCTAAAGGCAGAGGCATCTTCGGTCAAGGTAATGATAGTGCCCCAGGGTCTGCAGATTACGGCGGTGCAGGAGGTGGTGCAGGAGGACCTGGTGGAATAGATAATAATGGCGGTCCAGGAAAATATTCAACTATTACAGGGACAAACACGTATTATGCTAGTGGCGGTACTATAAAAAATTCTAATGTTGCTCTACTAGATAAACCCTCCAATACAGGGTACGGAGGCGATGCTAATTATGGAGGTTGGGGTGTAGCGAGTGGAGGAGGATCAGGTATAGTAGTAATTGCTTATCCTGGCGCGCCGCGTGGTACTGCATATCTTAATTCTACAACAATACTAGTACCTGATACAACATCTAGACCTGGATATACAGTACATAAATTTTTACAAGGGGGCTATTTTATAGCATAAATATTTCTATGCAATACGACAAAATATTAGAAGAGAGTTTAAAGAGTACATCTTTAAAGCGTATTCGTATTAAAGTAGATCCTGCATTGGTTACCGCAGGCACCGAGCTTAAGGGATTAGACGGTTATGAGGGGTATGTTCTAGAAGAGTGTATGGGTAAAATAAGAGTTTTAGTTTTAACTCCTGATATGCCTATTCACGATATACCTGAAGAATTTATTGAAACGTTTGCAGCAAAACATGATCACGATGTATTTGAAGAATTTAAAGCTTTTGCAGTCCAAAATTTAATAAAAGGAGGGATGTCAGAAAATAGTCCAACCTTAGAACAGGTAAGACATTGTGGTTGCCTTAATGATATCGAACAATATTTAAAACAATCGGGATTTACCGGAGAAAGACTGGCCGATCTATACAGAGATTTTATAACCAATGACACCTAAATTCGATCAATTATCTGAAGGCTTTCTTAGTGGGTTAGGTAAAACAATATCTAGTGCTGCTAATATGGCCCAGAAAGCATATAACTTTCCAGGAAAAGCTATTGGTGCTTTAAACAAAGTAGTACAGCAAGGAGATATATCCCCTATCACCGGTGCGGCGAAAGCTGTGGGTGATAAACTGCAAGGTAGAAAACCAGGAGATCAACCCTCAGATATTAGTCAACAATTACCTCCTTTAAAAGCAGGTGATAAGGTTAGATTTTATGATGATACAGTATTTAAAAATATGCCAACAGGTGTAGAAGCTAAATTAGACCAACCTCAAAAATTCCAAGGTGGTAATCTTTATAATGCTACCATTAAAAACCACCCAAAAATAGGATCTATAAAAGTTTATGATAATCCTAATGAATCATTAGGTAACATGCGTAGAGTGCATTATTTTGATAAATCCGGTGCCCCTATAACCAATGATACAAGTTTAACAAAATTTCTGTATGTTGGGCCTAACCCCGATGCATCGCAAAAGGAATATGTTTTCTCGGACAATGAAACACGGTTAACCCCTGGAGCTTCACAACAAAAAGTATAAATAATAATACTATGCCAGCAAAATCAGAAAAGCAAAAGAAATTCTTTGGTGTCGTTATGGGTGCTAAAAAAGGTCAAAAAGGTATAACCGGCGCGGCTAAAAAAGCTGCTAAAGAAATGCCTAAAAAAGAAATTAAAAAGTTTCTTAAGAAAGAAAGCTTCAATGATACTGTAAACGAAATATTGACCGAAATATTTAAAATTAAGAATAATGGCTGATAGTTATATTATTTCAAAAGCCGGTTATTTCCTTCTAGACGAAAACAACGAGCTTATATTAGATGAAAGCGGAAGACCTCTGACGTTTAAGGAAAAAGAAACAGCAGAAAAATATCTAAAAGATAAAAATATCACAGGAACTGTAAAATAGTCAGTTGATTTTTTGGTACTATTTGATTATAATATAATAGGTATATAGAAAGAACTGTACTATGAAATACGAAAGTACTAAAATTATTGAGTTAGGTAGTTGTGCATTTAGACAGTGGAAAGCTAATCACAGTCATTGCAAGTTTATTCATGGTTATAGACTACAAGCTAAGTTTTGGTTTGGTTGCAATGAACTTGATGAAAAAAATTGGGTAGTAGATTTTGGTGGGTTAGATGATCTTAAAAATATTTTACAAAAACAATTTGATCATACATTATGTGTAGCAGATGACGATCCATTGCTAGAAGGATTTAAATCATTACATACTGCTGGAGGCTGTGATCTACGCGTAATGCAAGGCGGTGTAGGGATTGAGAAAACCGCGGAATGGTGCTTTAATACGGCGAATGAATATTGCCTAAACATTACAAATGGGAGATGTTGGGTAGAAAAAGTAGAAGTTTGGGAGCATGAAAAGAACTCGGCTATTGTAACTAAAAATGACAATACATTCAAAGTAAATGTACAAAATTCATTAGAAGTAAATAATACGGAGACAAGAGGTGCACCTCAAAATCATGTAAGGAATTTTATGGCAGATATTGCTGAGCAAACTGGTGTTAATTTAGAGACAGTAATAAAGAACCCACCTCCAATTAGTAATAAACCTGGTGCTGGGCAGCCGCACCCTCAACCGGCTCCAGTTAAAAACAAAGTCACATCTGGGTGGTCTGACTTATTCGGCGGTACATCTTGGGGCGCAAATCGCTAATTATCTTTTAATTGTAGCTATTACTCTAACAATAAATTTTAATAATTTACTTCTCGTAATATCGTCTTCAGAAAAATGGAATACATGTATTCCATTATTTGTGCTTTCATTTGTATCAAAACCTTCCATTATATTTTTAAATCCGGATTTATGAATATCTGATTGAAGAGAATCTCCTATAACAAATAACTTACAATTACGACCATATCTGGTTAAAATAGTAACTAATTCACTATGCTCTAAATTTTGTGCTTCGTCTACTATAACCACGCTATTTTGAAAAGTAGAACCTCTCAAGAAATTTACAGGAATGCATTTTAAATATTCATTATCAAACAATACATTTGTCATTTGTTTACCTACTAATTCATCACACTTCTCCACTAAAGGAATGCTCCATGGTTTAAATTTTTCGTCAACCTCACCTGGTAAACTACCCAGTTTACGTGTAGCGGATTCTACAATACTTCTTATATAAATTATTTCATCAATTTTCTTCTCCTTTAAAAGTGATAAAGCCACGTATGTGGCACAATATGTTTTTGAAGAACCTGCAGGACCATCACAGAAGATAATATGAGAATCGTCTTGAAACGCCTTATCTACGAAAGCTTTGTGATGTTCATTAAAGTGAAATTTTTGATCTATTTTAAAATTTAGAAAAATATCAGATTTAATGAGTTTTTGATCATCACGAGCAGCTTTTTTAAGCTGTCTGTCCTTCTTTGACATCTATAAATATTTATTCTGGATAAAGCCAATTTGTCAATTATAATAGAATTTAATGAGTGTTAAGTTAGATGCTGAATTAACTGATAAGGAATTTAAAAATTTACACCATGTTTTAGGAGAATTTCGTAGAATTACTAGAGATCATTATTATAGGTTCGTTAAAACAAATTATTGCTATTCTGAAAGTGAGCACAATAAAGAAATTTACTTTATTGCTGAATCCCTTCTTAAGAAACTAGTTGAAGATAAACAGAAGTAAATTATAATTACTTAAATGGACAATACTTTATTTTTAAGTGACGATAAGATTTTCTACACATTAGAAGGCGAGGGTGAATATGTAGGTCGACCCTCTGTCTTTATGAGGCTATCAATGTGTAATTTAACATGCAAGGGATTTGCATCTGCAGATTCACCTAATGGGTGCGATAGTTTTATCAGTTGGTCTGTTAAGAATAGAATGTCTTTTGATGAAATATTTGATTATATGTCACAAAATAAATATAATTGTTATTTAAAAGACGGAGCTATTCTTAAGATTACCGGTGGTGAGCCTCTTATTCAACAAAAACAACTTTTAAATTTTATAGAGGCTTTTATAGCAAGATATGCATTTTGCCCTATTATAGATTTTGAGACGAATGCAACTATTTTACCAGATGATGCTTGGGTTAAGAAATATTCTGCCACTTTTACCACTTCACCTAAATTAAAAAATAATGGTGACCCTGAAGAAAAAAGATATAAACCTGCAGTACTTAGATGGCATGTCGACAACGGCTCGGGGTTTAAATTTGTTATTAATGATAATAAAGATTTTGAAGAAGTATTAGAAAAGTATATACATAATACAGAGGTACGTGTACCTTATAATCGTGTATGGCTAATGCCTTGCTGTGGTAGTAGACAAGAGCATACTGAGAAAGCCGCTCTAGTAGCAGAACTATGTAAACAACACAACATAAAATTTAGCCCTAGGCTTCAATTAGTTATCTGGGATAAAGCATTAAAGGTATGAAGTTTAAGGAATTTGTTAAAGGGCCTGAGGCCGAACCAATTGAGCAAAACGGCGGTAAATTAACTGTTAAGGACTGGATTAGCGAATTAACTGATGGTAAAGGTATAGATGAAGAGAGAGTGTATATTATTGTTGGTAGTTTTATAAATAAACTAAAACAATGAGAATTGCAATAGTTGGTAGTGCTTGTCAAGGTAAAACTACTTTAATTAATGATATGCTTAAAAACTGGCCTGAATATAAGCGTTCAAATGAATCGTATAGAAGGCTTCTTAAAAAAGAAAAAATAAAAATAAACAAAGAAGTAGATCAAGACGGTCAGTGGAAAATCTTAAACTGCCTTATTGATGACTTACAAAAAACAGATAAGTGCGATAAGATTATTTTTGATAGATGTCCTTTAGACAATATAGTTTATTCTTTATGGGCTGAAGAAAAGCAATCATCAGACATTGATAGAGATTTTATAAAAAAGTGCATACCTCTTGTACAAGAAAGTATGAAAGCTGTTGATATTATTTTCTTTTTACCAATAACTAAAGTAGCACCAGTTCCAATAGAAGAAAAGAAAAATAGAGAAGTAGATATTAACTACATAAAAGAAATTGATAATATTTTTAAAGCAATAAGCTATACGTTAATGAAAAGTGGAGAGTGTCCGTTTTTAGCAAAAGATGATAGACCTCCAATTATTGAAATATTTGGTGCACCAGAAGAAAGAATTGAAATTATAAAGCTTTATTTAAATGAAAAGGGTGAGTTATATGATGAGGGATCTAGCGTATTAGATAGTGAAAATTTAAAAAGTATGGAAGAAATTCTTAATGCTAATAAGAAAGCATACTATGATGAAAAATATGATCAGAAGATTAAAAAGAAAATAATACTCGGTGAATAAATAATTACATGGCTAATTTTAACGATAAGTATGAAGAGCTTTTAGAGAGTTTTAAAAGCATTAAAACTATAAAGAGAGAATTTTATCCTAAAAACTTTAAGCTATCTGAAGAGTTTGTTAAGGCATTTAAAAATGAATATGGCCGCTTAGTTAAAGAAGGTCATCATCCTCGTAAAGCTTTAGCCCGGATTAATAAAGCTTTATTATTTCACGCCAGTTAAATTATTATATTACTGGGAAAAAAGTATTGACCAGCACTTATAACGTACGTTATAAGAATACGCGCATTAACGGTTAAATTTGGTACATTACGTACAGGGAAGTTAACCGTAAATAAAAGCCCGTTTGCACCGTCGTTTTGAATATTATTTACATACGGAAAACAAGATAAGGGGCCGTTTACAGAAATACTAATATGATACGGCTTGACTTGAGAAACAGAAATAAAAGGAAAATCATTAAAAAAGCTGCCAATAGTAATATTAACACTATCTGAATTTGGATTAGCTCCTGCTTGTCCAACCTTATCAATAGTTCTCGTATAAATGCCGTTTTGCCAGGATGTTGTAGCGGGTACGAACGTTTGAGTTATATAATTGTAATCATCATCAGCGCGAGCTATGTAAGTAGCGCTTGTTACAAGACCTCCGTTAAGAGTAAACCGATTATAAAAACCATTTAATCCGGTATAACCTGCAGTATTATTTGCATAAAATAATGGGGAAGTTACGTAATTTGTTGCAGAAAGAGTAGAATATTGTGCTTGGTTACCTGTAACACCACCTACAATGGTTGCGTTACCAACAGCATCAGTCTTTACAACATTAAAATTTTCGAAAGTAATAGTCTGTGTACCATTTTCAGTTTGTAAAATCAATAAATCAGATGTTACCGCTTCTTGCGTTTGCGGTAAATTACTAATGTTGACGTAATTACTATTAGAAGAGTTATTTGCCATTATCATTATTTATACTATAATACTTAAATTAATATGGATAAAATAGGCATAGGTATAGTTACGTGTAATAGACATAAATTTTTTCTTAAATGTTTTAGATCAATACCTAACGATTATTTACTAGCCGTTGTTAATGATGGAGCAGATTTTGAAGACATTAATAAGCTACAAGAAGAAAAACCATTTACATACTTTCATAATAATGTAAATTTAGGAGTAGGAAAATCGAAAAATATCCTTTTTAGGTATCTATTAGATAGTGATTGTGATCATATTTTTATAATTGAAGATGATATCATTGTGAAAGATCCTTCTGTATTTAAAAAATATATTGAATTAAGAAATATTACCGGTATACAGCATTTTAATTTTGGTTATCATGGACCAGCTAATAGAAATAATATATCAAAAGGCCCGCCTACACCTAGATATGTTATCGATTACGGTAAGATTCAACTAGCTATCAATGCCAATAGTGTAGGTGCTTTTTGTTACTATACAAAAGAAGTATTACAAAAAGTTGGTCTTATTGACGAAGATTATACCAATGCATTTGAGCACGTTGATCACGATTATAGAATCTATAAAGCCGGCTTTGGTACACCGTATTGGAATTTTTCAGATTTAGCAAATAGTTATGATTATCTTGACGAAATAGAGTGTTCAGAGAATAGTAGTGCGATTAGACCGAGATCGGATTGGATGGATAACATAAAAAACGGTGCTAAATTATTTACTGAAAAACATGGCTACTCACCTGCATGGCAAAACATGGTACCTGATACACCAAAGGAGAAAGTAATTAACTTTCTAAAAGAAATAAAGAAAAAATATGAAAATAAGTCTTTTAGTTCCTAGCCGAGAGCGGTTAAATCTAAAGCTTACTTTAATAAGCTCAATTATTACTTCTGCGAAAAACATTAATAATATTGATCTTGTTTTTGGAGTAGATGAAGATGACCCCACACGTGAAATTGTTTATAAAATAGCAGATGCTATTCCGTTTGTACGTATTGTAGATATAAAAAATAATGGAAAATTTATTGGTATTAACCGTATATGGAATATTTTAGCTGCTAATACAAAAGAAGAAATATTTGGCTATGTAGGTGATGATATGATTTTTATGACACCTAATTGGGATGAAAAAATTTTAAATGAATTTAATAGTAAGAATTTACCAGAAGATAAAATTAAATTAATTCATTGTTACGATGGCCATAGAGAGCGCGATGAAATATGTGTTAATGCGTTTGTACATAGAAGGTATTATGAAATTTTAGGTTATTTTACAAAAGAAGATTTTTTAATTAATTGGTCCGATCAATGGATGTATCAAACATTTAAAGCGTTTAATAGGGTAAAATGGATTCGCGACATACACATACAACACAATCATTGGATTTATGGTGGTAGAAAGAGGGATAAAACTGCTGATAGAATGTTAAGCGATAATCATGACCGTATAAGTGATGGGTTATGGTATTCCTTGGCCCCCCAGCGCATAGAAGCAGTAGAAAAACTAGCTAGTTATTTAAAAATTGAACCTGATTGGACTAAAGTTGACAGACGCACAACACCATGAAAGTTTATACTCATTATAGCGATAGTCATAAAGAAATTTATAATGATTTTTTTATTCAAAGTCTTCGAAAGATATATTCTAAATCTGAATTAAAAATTCGCACGCTTTATCACGAGCAGACTACTGCAGAAGGTAGATTTATGTCTCCGGGGTGGCTTGAAGCAATGAATTATAAGATTTCTGTAATATTAACAGCAATAGATGAATGTAGAGGTAATTGGTTTATCTTTTCAGATTGCGATGTACAATTCTTTTCTCCATTCTTAGATGATATTAAAGACGCACTAGAAAACCAAGATATTGTTTGCCAAGAAGATAGAGGAACGTTATGCGCCGGGTTTTTTGCATGCCAAGCTACTGACAAGACTAAATTATTATGGGAACAAATAAAAATAAATTTTAGAGCATTAGTAAACGATCAAGCTGCATTAAACTATTATAAGCCCTCAATAAAAAGCAGTACATTAGATAAAAATAAGTATTATACTGTTGGAAATTTTTTTGAAAATCCCAATGGCACGTTTGTATGGGATAATGTAACTAATATAGTACCACCAAAGAATATTCTTGTACATCATGCAAACTATGTAGAGGGTACAAATAATAAGCTTAAGCTTTTAAAAATGATAAAAAACAATATTACAAATGTCTAATTATATTGAATTTCAAGAATTTTCTTTCTCTTCTGTTACTGATAGCGTAAAGACAGAGGCAAATGCTTTTAATTTAATAAGCAAAAATAATGTAAATTTAAAAGAAAATATTTATATAGGTATTCCGCTAGCAGATATTATTAATAAACTTGGATTAAAGACTGCACAAAGTGTTATAGATAGAATAGAATCTAAAATAAAACAAAAAAAAATTTTTGTATGTCAGCATATTTTTGTTAACAAGCTTAATTTTTATAATAATACGGTATTTACCCCTCATGCAGAACTAAGCGATTCATTTAAAATAATTCCTCACTACAACCTATATTTTAAAAAACAAGATTATAAAGAGTTTATTAAGCGTAAATGTTTAGTTTCTTTTTTAGGGGCGCTAAATTCACACCCTACCAGAATGCAATTAAAAAATATTAATTCTGATCTTACACCTATTCTTGATACAGGATCTTGGCATTTTGAAAAACAAAAATTTGAACAAGAAAAAAACTCTGCTCTTTATAAAAAACTACTTGTCAATTCAAAGTTCAGCCTATGTCCAAGAGGTACCGGTGCGAATACAATTAGATTTTATGAAAGCATTTCAATAGGTTCAATTCCAATTATTTTTAATGATATTAAAGTGCCAATAGAAATAAAAGACTGCGTAATAAGGTATGACATTAATAATATACGCAATTTGACAAACTATTTAGAAACTGTAAATAACGCTGGAGAAATGAGCCAAATATTATATAATTTTTATTGGAATAATTATGATAACAACATTATACATAAACTTATAGAATCCCATGTGTAGCTTTTTATTTACAAACAAAAAAATTAATAATATTGATACAGCTAACTTTTTTCTTCAGAAAAGAGGACCAGATAAGACCTCTGTATTGAATGTAGATGGGTTTACCTTTATTCATAACTTACTCTCGATAACCGGAGAGTTTTGCGAACAACCGTTAATCGATGATGGTTTGTTTTTGGTTTTTAATGGTGAGATTTATAATTACAGTCAAAATAAAAACTATCTAAGTGACGGGTATTATATTCTAGATTGTTATAAAGAATATGGTGAAGATTTTATAAAATATCTAGATGGAGAGTTTGCTCTAGTTTTATTAGATAAAAACAAAAACAAAATTTATTTTTCGGGGGATATTTTTCAGACAAAACCAATCTATGCAAGTTTAGAATCTGATAATATAGGAATTTCTTCTTATAAAAGCGCATTAAGTGCTCTAGGGTTTAATAACATTAAAAGGTTGATACCAAACAATAGTTACACTTACGATATAGCTACAAAACAAGTACAATATAGTAAAATACATGAATTTAATTTAATACAAAACGTCGACACCTTTGATTTGTGGGAAAATGCATTTTTAAATTCACTTTCAAAACGCATAAAAAATACACGTGGCCCTATTGTTGTACCTATGAGCAGCGGTCATGATAGTGGTGTAATCGTTTGCGGTCTTAAGCAATTATCATATAAAAACTATTGTATATATTCTATTACAGGCGATGAAGATGAAAGTGTTATTTTTAATAGATTTAATCAAGTTGAATGTATTAAAAAATATTCAACAAAATATATTTCAAGTGATGAAATGAACAATATAGTAAAACATATTACTGAATCAGTAGAGCCATTTTTTTACGGAGTTGATCATACTGCCTCTACATCTGGTCTTAATGATCCAGGAGCTCGAGGGTTGTATAAAATTTTATCGGATGTAAAGAAAGATTTAAATGTAAAAGTGCAGCTATCCGGTCAAGGAGGAGATGAAATAACTAGTAACGTACAAACATACGGCTTTGGTGGTAAGTTTAATCCGCCGTCTTTTACGGACGACTTGTTTGCTGTTTTTCCGTGGAATAACTTTTATTACGGTTCAAATAGTAGTTACCTTGCAAAAGAAGAATCAATTGCAGGAAGTCTAGGAATAGAAACAAGATACCCTTTATTAGACAAAGAAGTTGTACAACAATTCTTAAGCTTAACTCCTCGCTTAAAAAATAGTACGTATAAAGCACCAATTACACATTTTCTTCAAAAATATAATTTCCCGTTTAATTGTACAAAGAGAGGCTTTAATATATTAGTACAATGATTACGAGGTTAGGCACAGATTACGGCGGCCATTCAATTGAACTGTCTCTTTTAAATAAAGAAAGTATAGTTTATTCTGCAGGTATAGGTACCGATATTTCGTTCGATAAAGCAGTTATAGAGCAAACTGAGTGTATAGTTCACGCATTTGATCCAACAACTAAATCTATTGCATGGGTTCAAAACCAACCAAAATTACAAAATTTTTGTTTTTATGATATTGGTATTTCTGATTTTAATGGTATAGCTACCTTTGAGCCACCTGCTGTTGAGAGTCACGTCTCTTTTAAAGAATCAGCTACCGGTAATTATAAATTTCTAGTAAAAAAACTCTCTACTATAATGAATAAATTAAAGCATAATGTCGTAGACTGCCTTAAGCTAGACATTGAAGGTTCTGAATACGGTGTATTGAGTGATATTATAGATGAAAATATTAATGTAAAGCAAATTTGCTTAGAATTTCACGGAAGATCGGAATCAGAAATAAAAGATTTTTTAGAAAATATTAAATTTTTTGATATTTATAATCAAGCTAACAAAGAAAGATTAGATTATTTGTTTATTAGAAAATGAGTATATTTTCTTCTACTAATCATATATCCGGACCCGTTCATTACAGAAACGGTGTTAAAATTTCATCTTTAGGTAATAATATTTTACACTTACTTTATATTCTGCATTTTGCAAAGCGTAAAAATATAGACTTTTTTGTTTCTCGTGACACTCAGTTAGAGAATATATTTGATCTATCCGCATTTAAAAAGCAAATTCCCGCTGATGCGGTTTGTTTATTTGCTGAAGAATTCGGAGGCGAGATAGATGAATTTGTTGAAAAGGATAAAAGAAACAACACAAACGCATATAATTTATTAAACAATAATATTTCATTACCCGAAAACTTCTGGGTTGAGGGGTGGTTTTATAATTATTCTCTTATGCCAACCTATGATATTTTTAAAAACCTTAAAATTAAACAAGAAATGATAGATCAATTTAATAAAGATTTTAGTTTTTTAGAAAGAGAGGATAATCTATCATTACACTATAGGGGGACAGATTTTCAAAATCATGCTATCGGTTGGGGTGATATGAGATTACCTCAAAAATATTTTACTGACAGTTTAGAGTATGCTAAACAATTTAATTTTAAAACTGTTAATATTTTTTCTGATCAAAAAGATACTATTATAGAATATGTTAAGCCTTTTAAATCAGATTTTTCTTTTAATTTAATTTCTAATGACTGCTACATGGACTGGCTTTGTTTACATAAATCAAAATGTCTAATTGCTTCTAATTCAAGTTTTTGTTGGACTGCTAGCTTGTATAATAAAAAGTTTTTGACTCAACCTAAGAATTACTTACTTTATAATTTTGATACCGATAAAAGTGTACCAACAGACATTTATATTAAAGAAAGTAAAATTTTATAATTGTTTTTCTTGACAGTTATAGTATAATAAGGTCATGATAATTAAAGATATTAAGTCGTACGACGGAAAGCTTCTACATTCTAGATTTGCATATAAATTTTTTAGAGATAGGACTCTACCGATAGGCAATATTATTGCATTTCGTGCCCCGATGTATGTAGAAGCAGAAGGAATGATAGATTCCGAAGACGTTATTAACAATGATTTTATTTACAGTGATGATGCAATTAATTTTTTATGGGAGATTCCTAATCTAGATTCATTCGGTGCAGTTGCTTATCAGCGCCTACTTAATACACAGATTGCGCAAATTCTTTCTAATAATTACTTAAAAGCTCCTATCGAGGTCGATGGCGATGATTTAATTGTTCACAAAGAACATACTCAAGGTGGAATTACACAGCCAAAAGGTAAGTGTTCAGTAAGCATTACATACGTAAAGAATGGTGTTGCTCTAGGCCATACAGGAATTAATGTGAGTGCTGGTAAAAAAGCCCCTGCCTTCGCTTTTTCTACTAATTTAACAGATGATCAAGTTAATAGCTTTATGGGAGATGTTGTTAAGTTGTTTTACGAATTAAATGATAATTTGTTTATTGCCACTACAAAAGTTATTTGTTGATGACTATATTTGATTATATCTCGAGTATACTGTTTACTAAAAAAAAGATATCAACAACAATCGATGCGGAAACTGAGTTTGTTCCTTTTTTAGTAAATAGGTGGCTAAGTATGTATTCATCACCCTGTGCTAAAATTGCTAATACTATTAATCGTTATTTATCTACACTTAATAAATTAGAAATTTATAATTTATGTGTAGCTTGCTTTGATAGGCAGCCTAATAAAAAAATTAATTATTTTAAAAGATCAAGAGAAGACGATAAAAAAATAAATGAAGATATTGTAAAAAAGATAGCATCTGCTAAGGAGCTCTCGATTCGTGAAGTAAAAGAATATTTTAAACTGTTGAATTATAAGGCTGAATAAATAAGTGGTTATATGCCTTTAAATATTGATGTCTTACCTGTCCAAAAAAGTTTAATTGATTTAGCCGAATTACCCAAGAATTCATTTAATTCCGTTTTTTACGGATATAATTTAAAATCACTTTTAGATGATGTATTATTAGTTAAGTTTGCGGATGAAACAGAAGACGGTACATCTATTGTTAGAAATGGTATAGTTGTTCCTATTAATGTTGACACAAAAGCATGGCGTATTGGGGAAATTATTTTAGCAGGCCCTAATGCAAAGCATACCAAGCCAGGCGATTTTGTTTGTTTCCCTAACAATTTAGGTATCCCGGTAGCTAATATTGATATAGATGGTTATGGCACTCTTAAGAAAGGCATATTCTTAAACGAGCAAAGAATTTTTGGTGTATGCTCAGTACGAAAAGATAATGAAAGTGTCGCTAGCCACATTAAAAAATCTTCTTCTAACCAACGTAGCAGAAATTAAATTTCTGCGTCGAAGGTCTAAACCTGGTACACCTCCAACCAGGCGCATGCTATGTACAAACTCACTACAATTATTAATGAGCCCCGAAGGGCGGTTAGCACTTAATTATAGAAGAGCTATTAATATGCCTAAGTTTAATCCGGATGCAAAGAATTTAATTATTACTTGGGATATTTTTATGCAGGACTATCGATGTATTAATGTGGCAACATGTGATTTAATAAATGTTATTCCAGCAAATAAAACGTTTTGGAATTTTTTTAATCAAAGACTCGCTCTTTTATCGACAAATGAAAAAGTAAGGTTTATGAATACATGACATCGCCTGAAATAATAGAAAAAAATTTAGAATCGTATTTACAGAAGCGAGTAGTATTTGCTTTAGAAAATAAAATTCTCAAAAAAGGTAGATTAATATTATTTTGTATTAAAGATTTTTTCTGTATTTTTACTTTAATTTGTGAAGAAAAAAATAATAAAAAAATAGTTTATGAAATACCTTACCCTTTTGAATTTACACAAACCCCTACAAGATTGATTTTTGATTACACTGTAACTTCTTTTATACAAGGAAAACAGGATGTTTTATCTGCATTTAAAAAAATTAATATAGGCAAACCGTCTAAGCTTTTAAATAAAAAAGTCTACCTACAGACAGTTTAATAACATAAAGAAGCAGTTATAATATAATAGTGTTTAGCAGATATATACACCATTTTCCTAGGGAATATAATCCTAGTGATAAACAGGTTGAGCTAATAAAAGGTGTAGAGCGAGCCTTTAATAGAGGTAAAAAATTTGTTATATGTTGTGCTCCAACAGGGTCTGGTAAAAGCTTTTTAGCTAAAACGTTATCTGGACTAAGCTCTGGGCCGACAGAAAAATTTATTGAAAGTATTAGATCGTATTCAGCTTACAAGCAGGATTTTGCAGGAAATTATATTAATGAAATCGATTGTATGTCACAACCCCCGTTTGGTACCTTTACATTAACTATAACAAAATCATTACAAGACCAATACCTTAACTTGTTTCCTGATACTAATATTTTAAAAGGTAAGACAAATTATATATGCGACGTTGATCCAGCATTTGATGTTGAAACAGCTCCATGTGTTCTTGTACCAAAAATAAAAGATGAATGTTGGGAAAAAAATAGATGCCCATATTATAATGCACGCAACACATCTGTTCTATCAAAATTTGCGGTTTTAAATTATAAAATGTTCTTATCACTACCTAATCATATTAAAAGAAAAAATTTTATAATTTGTGATGAAGCATCTGAATTAGAAGATGAACTAATAAAAAGATTTTCAGCTGAAATAAGCTACGAGCGTTTAAAATTATATGGAATAGAGTGCCCTACTTTGCTAACAGATAGTTTTGATAAAACAAGAACTTGGATTAGTGAGCTCATTTTTAATATAAGTGAAAAGACTAACCAGCTTATAAACCGAGTAAATAAAAAGCAACGAACTTTATCACAGCCAGAAAAAATAAAACTGCAATATTTAAAAACTCTTTATAGCTCTCTTCTGGCAGTAGATAATTTATGGAAAGACTGTGAATATGTTATTGATAAGGACAGTAAACGAGTTGTACTAACCCCGTTAAGAGTTAATAAGCTGACAAAATATGTTTTTGATTATGCAGATAATGTAGTTTTAATGTCAGCTACAATTATTGATCATAAAAATTTTGCTAAAAATTTAGGGATAGAGGATTACGAGTATGTTGAAGTTGATAGTGATTTTGATGCACAGAAATCACCGATTTACGTTTCATCAAAAAATAAACTCAATTATAAAAATTTAACTAATACTTTGCCTTCAATTTGTACACAAATTAAAACGCTTACAGATCATCATAATCAAGAGAAAGGAATTGTACATACCCATTCCATGGAAATAACAAATTTTATAAAAAACAAACTTAGTAATAGTAAGAGATTTTTATTTAGAGATGAACTAATGAACAATGAGGAAATATTAAAAGAGCATTATGAATCAGATTTACCCACGATCTTAGTTTCACCTTCGCTTGCTTTTGGGGTAGACCTTAAAGATCATTATGCGAGATTTCAGATTATAGTAAAGCTACCTTATCCACCTTTATCGTCAAAACATATTAAAAAGAGATTTGAACAAGATAAAGAATGGTATGAAAATAAGATGTTAAATGCGTTGGTTCAAGCATGCGGTAGAGCAACTCGTAGTAAAAACGACTTTTCTACTACATATATACTTGATGGTAATGTTGTTAACGTATTAAAAAGATGTAAGCATAAGCTTCCAAAATCTTTTATTGATAGGGTTTGTTAATAAATAATATAGTGAGGAAAGAAACATTTCACTTTGAGATAAAGGATCTTATTACTCAATTTGTAGCAGCGTTTGATGATATTGTAATCAAGCGTTTCAATAAAATTCGAATTCCAGAAAATAAGGTTCAAGTAAGGTATGTGTATGCTCCTAAGCAAAGGGTTTTATATGATTTGGTTAATAAGGCACAAAATTTAACTGTACCTGTTATTGCTGTTAATATTAATAGTATTAGTAGAGATGAAACCCGGGTGTTTAACAAACTAGGAGGGTTCTATATTGCCAGAGGTACCGGAGAAAAAGATACTCAAATTAATTCACAATTCTATAGAACGCCAGTACCAGTAAACATTCAAATTAATATGTCAGTTATTACAAAATTTCAAACCGATATGGATCAGATTCTTTCTAACTTTATTCCTTACAATAACCCATATATAATTATTTCTTGGAAAGTACCTAATGAAATTGCTGCCTCAGCTGTCCCTCAAGAAATAAGAAGTGAAGTTCTTTGGGATGGCGGGGTTACTTTGTCTTACCCCACAGATATTGCTGCTAATGAAAAATATAGAATAGTAGGAGATACTGCATTCACTATAAAAGGTTGGCTATTTCCTTATGTACAGCCTCCGGTTAGTAACATATATACAGTACAAGCTAATTTCCGCACTTCTTCACTTATAACAACTTATGATGAATTATCTGGATCCACATATGTATATCCTGTAAGTACGGGGTTAATTAACGAGACAGAGTCATTTACACTATCATCTAACCCTTCATTGACAGAAATTACTTGGTATAATACTCTATACGGTTCATGAATAAACAGTTTAAGTTTTATTTTTTGATATAAATATAATATATTCCTATGGCTCAAGACCCTAATAGAGAAAGTACATTTGGTAGAGATTTGATGAAGTTTATATCTTCAAAACTTCCTTATCAGTCCATAGGGTTTGAAGATAAGGTTAATAAACTCAATCCTAAATATCAGGAATTTTTCGATAAAGGTACTAAAAGAGAAGAAGCTCTTTCTCGTCAATCGATTTCTTCCTCCCTAACTTTTACAGATGATCTTTATGCCAATGTAGTTCAAAACAAAGACTATCATAACTTTATGTATGCAAATCTACAACCCGACAAGGGTCGTAGGTTAATGGATTACAGAGTAATGGCTGCGTTTTCGGAAGTAGCTGATGCTTTAGATGAGATATGCGATGAATTTATTAATAAAGATGATAACGGTGATATTGTAAAGCTTAAATTTAAAACTTCAACTTTGTCAGAAGAACAAAAAGAAAGACTTAAGAAAGAATTTCAGAAATATATAGGCTTTTTTGATCTTGAAAATAAAGGATGGGAATATCTAAGACAGCTTTTAGTGGATGCCGAGCTTTATTGGGAACATATTATTCATAAAAAGTTTCCTGAGGAAGGTATTCTTGGTGTTGTCACGGTACCTTCTGACTTAATTGATCCTATTTTTGAAAATGTACAAAATCAAATTGTTCGTGGTTATTTGCTACGTAAAAATATTTATGATGTAAAGAACCCAGGTAAAGTTGCTAAAGTAGAATTAGTGCCTATGGACGTTAATCAGATTACCTATATTAATTCTGGTATTTGGAACGAGTCAAAAACTCTAAGACTTCCGTTCATAGAAAATGCGCGTCGCGCTTACAGACAACTTTCTCTTATAGAAGATGCAATCGTAATTTATCGCTTAGTCCGTGCACCAGAGCGTTTAGTATTTAACGTAGATGTGGGCAATATGGCACCTCCTAAGGCAGAAGCATATCTACGTAAACTTATGCAAAATTATTGGTCGCGTAGAACTTATGATGCCGACCAAGGTGCTACTGTACAAAAATTTAACCCGCAATCAATGCTTGACAGTTTTTGGTTTGCTAAAAGACAAGGCTCAACCGGTACTGAAGTAGTTCAACTTCCCGGTGGAGCTAATCTTGGCGAATTAACAGACTTAATGTACTTTGTACAAAAGCTTTACAAATCCTTAAAAGTACCCGTAACAAGATTAAATGTTGAGGATGTATTTAAAGACGGTACGGATATTCTCAGAGAAGAATTAAAATTTGCTAGATTTATTATTCGTCAACAGCAGCGTTTTGCTGGAGGTCTTAAAAACGGTTTTGTTACTCATCTCAAGCTTCGTAAGATGTGGGAAGAATACAAGCTTCGCGAAATTGATATAGATCTCGCATTTAATGTACCGACAAACTTTTACGAACTTAGAGAAAATCAAAAGTTTCAACTTAAAGCAGAAAACTTTAATTCTATTACTCAAAGTGATCTTGTATCAAAAACTTATGCTCAAAAGAAATATCTTGGATGGACGGATACTGATATTATGGCTAATAGAGAATTTTTAAGAAAAGATAGGGAACTACTTTGGGAGTTAGATCAAATTACCAATGGAGGCCCTAACTGGAAAGAGCTTGGAGCTGTTACACCGGGTCAAGGAGCCGAAGGCGGTGGAGCGGGTGAGGGTGGTGTAGCAGGTGGTGGATCGGCTTTGCCGCCTCAATTTGGTCCTGCCCCAGCTACAGCAGGCGGCGAGGCAGGAACAGCAGCAGGTGGTGCTGAAGCCGGGCCTGCTGGAGGTGCAGCTGCACCAGCGGCTCCTGCGGCTTAATAAGTCTTTAAAGTATAAATAACTATATGGACTGTTCTGAAATTACACCCATATCTGCTTTTCAAAGCACAAATCTTAATAACAAAATAGACTCTTTTACGAGGCTAGGAGATAGAATAGTAAGGTCTTTAGGCGCACCTCTAATTAATTTAGAAATACATCATGATCAACTGTTTGAAAATATTTCTATTGCTTGTGAAATGTTTGCTAAATATGCAGGTTTTACAGAAGAAATTTTAGTTTTTGATTCTGATTTATACATCGATGGTAAGGGTATTAAGCTTGATGAACTGTTTAGCATTACACCATATTACAACAAAGTAATCAATCCTTCTAAAACCGTGTATGTATCTAATAGTGCAATATCTGGTAATGTTTTTTCAACTTCAACCCTATTATCAAGCACATATACAGATGGTATATTTAAAAATCAAATTCTTACAACCACGGATTATCTTAGCGTGATTAATTTTAACGGACAATTGGCAGATTACTTTAAACCTTCTGGTAATAATCAAGAAAAATTTGTTAACAGCTTTGATTATGATGTTATGGATTACAGAAAAGTTGTCGACATTATTGATTTTGAGGAAGGGTCTTCAACTGGTGTTAACACTCTATTTACAATTGAGCAAACTCTAGCCCAGCAAACATATTTTAGTTACGCAATGGGTAATTATGGCTTTGATTTAATTAGCTGGTACGTTTTAAAGGACTGGCTTAAGGTTAGAGAAAAAATGCTTGCTATTAGACGGGCAATGACTTTTGATGATAGAACTCAATATTTAGTAATGTATCCGCCTCCTCGTACCCCGGGGTCAGGTAGTAGATTTTACGGCGTTATTAACTGCTATGTAGAGAGGCCTTTAAGAGATATTATAAAAGAGCCTTGGGTATATCAATATGCCCTTGCTTTAAGTAAAATTGCTATCGGTAATGTAAGAGGTAAATATACAGGAACCACAATGTTTGGTGGTGGTACTATAAATTACAATGATTTACTCTCACAAGGTCTTGCAGAAAAAGAAAAGCTTGAACAAAAGCTATTTGAAGGAGCAGCCACCGGGTTTGGTGATGGTGCACCACCTTCATTCTTTGTAGGATGATACCGCTTAATAGTTCGGACAAATATAGACAAGGTTTATTCAGACCTAAAAACACTAAGAAATATATTGGTAGAACACCACCTGTATATAGATCGGGATGGGAATTACGTTTCTTTAGATGGTGTGATGAAAACTCTAATGTATTAGAATGGGCAAGCGAGGCTATTATTATACCATATATTAACCCTTTAGACGGCAAAGCACATAGATATCATACCGATGGGGTAATAGCTATTAAAGAAAAAGATGCAATTAGTAAATATATTATCGAAATAAAACCCTCAGACCAAACTAAACCTCCAGTTACTGGCAAAAAAAGAAATAGTACTTTAATTTACGAAAATAAGCGATATATACAAAATATGGCTAAGTGGGAAGCTGCTAAAAAGTGGTGTGAGAAAAGAAATTACAAATTCTTGATTTTGACAGAAAAGGAGTTAGGTTTAAAATAATTAAACCTTTAAACTATAAATATTAATATGGCGCTTCGTCTATTAGTTGAAACACCTGCACCAGAAGAACAGTTTGAGTATATTCTGGAAGAAAAAAACTCTAAAGAACCCGGTAAGCTTTGTATTCAAGGCCCTTACATGGTTTGTAACGAAGTTAATAAGAACCAAAGAATTTATGAAAAGACAGATATGGAGCGGGAAGTTAACCGCTACATTAAGGAAATGGTTAATACACAGCGTGCAATGGGTGAGTTAAATCACCCCACTTCAGCTGAAGTTAATTTAGAGCGCGCTTGTCACTTGGTTACCAACTTAAAAATGGAAGGTAATTATGTTATTGGTAAATCACAAGTACTTTCTACTCCTATGGGCCAGCTTGTACGTTCCCTCATTAACGACGGAGTAAAGGTAGGGATGTCTAGCCGCGCATTAGGAAAACTTAATGAAGAGTCCGCAGGTGTTAATCGTGTTACTGATATGAGATTAATTGCTGTAGATTGCGTAGCAGACCCATCTTGCCCTAAAGCTTTTGTTAATGGTATCTTAGAAAGCAAGCAATTTGTACTTGCCCAAGATGGACATCTTGAAGAAATATATGATAAGTTTGAAAATTCTTTAAAAAGGCTTCCAGCACGTGAAGTGCAAACGTATCTGAAGGAGCAGATATTGTCTTTCTTTAAGTTTTTAAAGTCAGCATAAACTGTAGAAAATTAATACTCAACTAAATAAATATCTATATGGCTAAGAAATCTGTCAAAAAAGTAGAGAAGAAAGACAAAAAGAAGCTTGACGAAAGCCAAGAAATAGTTAAGTTTTTGCGCTCAATTTCCCAAAAAAATTATTCAGAGGCCAATAAATATTTACAGAACGTCATCGAATCGAAGCTCAAAGCAAAGATTGGTGAAGCTCTAAAACAAAGACTTTTTTAATTTATGGAAAACAACATTACAAAGGTACTGAGAGAAGCAACCAAAGATATCCTTACAGAGGACGTTCTTAAGGAAATCGAAGCTGCATTTGATAGCACAGTAAATGAAAGAGTTCAACTTCATGTTGAAAAGGCTCTCTCCGAACAAGATGCTGATTATTCCAAGAAGCTAGAAACTTTAGTAGAAGCAATTGATACAGATCATACCAACAAGCTCAAGAAGGTTGTTGATGCTATCGATACTGATCGTGCTGAAAAACTAAAAACAATTGTTGAGAAGTATGAAACTGCTCTTAAGGGAGAAGCTTCTAGCTTTAAAAACAATATGGTAGATCAAGTTAGCAAATATCTTGATATCTACCTAGAAGAAAAACTTCCTTTATCTGATATAAAGGAAGCTGTGAAGAACAAGAGAGCTATTACAGTTCTTGAAGGTCTTCGCTCTGAGCTTTCTGTTGACATGGCTCTTGCGAAAGAAAATATTCGTGATGCCGTAGTCGATGGTAAGACAAAATTAGATGAAGCTGCCAAGCAGCTTGAAGCCGCTAATAAGCAGGTTGAGAAGTTAGCCGAGGAAAATCGTAAGATGCTCGCTGATCTCGTTCTAGAAAAGAAGATTTCTAATCTAGAAGAAGATAAGAAAGTATACATGAAGAAGATGCTCGGTCATAAATCTCCTGAATTTATCAAGGAGAACTTCGACTACACTCTCAAATTATTTGAGAAGACTGAAGAAGAGCGGCTTGCAAATCTAAAAACAGAAGCAGTTGCCGAAGCTGTCACCACAGAGGTTGATCGCCCGGTAATTGAAGAGAAAGCTGAAGCTCCTGTACAGGATGATCCAACATTTGGACTGTACATGAAAGAGCTTAGCAAGTATTAATTTTTTTGTAAGATTTGTTAAGGAACTAATTCCTGAATAGTTAATATTTTATATTGGTCGACATTGTATTTGTTAAGGATTTATAAATGGCTAAACAAATTCGTCCTACACAGGCTTACATTGATGAGTCTCGCGCAAAGGTACTTCTCGAGAAGTGGGGTCCAGTTCTGGATTACTCTTCCGATAACGTTCGCGCAATCGAAGACGATCACACACGCTTAAATACCGCTATTCTTTTGGAAAACCAAGAGAAATATTGTGTTGAAGCTTACGGTGGTAATACTTCGAACATTGCGGGCGGAAATTCTAGCGTATTTGGTTCTATCGACGCAGGTGGCACCGGCGGTGTATTCCCCGGTTCTCCTAACGACTCCGCATATGCTCCAAACGACGCTCGTCTCCCCAAGATTCTCATTCCGATGATTCGCCGTACGTTCCCTGAGTTGATTACCAACGAAATCGTTGGCGTTCAGCCCATGAGCGGTCCAGTAGGTCTCGCTTTTGCTCTCCGTTATAGATACGAAGGTACAGCACTCGGCTCGCAGCTGAACGATGGTGACGCTGCTCCAGGCGTTAGTGGTAACACTAGCGGTTGGACTAAAAAGGCTGATGGTGCTGAACTTGGTTACCAGTATCTTGATTCTAGATTCACAGGCGTTTCTGCCTCGGCTCTTTCGGGCCTTGGTCCGAACAGCGACTTTGATATTCTTGGTCAGGATCAGGGTGTAGCCGCACTGCTTTCGCAGTTCGAGCTAAGCTCCAAGATTCCTCAGATCGTTGTCTCTTTTGAGAAGACGGCTG